CTTGCTGGCATCGAATCGGTCGAACTTGTGCGGGGAGCCGTGGTACACGGTCTGCAATGAGGCTACCGACCCGGTCGGATTCCTCACGATCAGATCTTCGGGCGGAACGTCATAGCTGCCATACGGGAAATCTTGCGCCCGCTGACTTGCCGTCATCCCCTCGCGTGTCTGGGTGGCCCTGGCCTCCGCCTCACCAGCCAGCCGCTTGTAGTATTCCATCGCGGCTTGGCTCTGAAGCTCGCGGTCCATGCCCTTGACGATGCCAGGGATGGACTTCAGGTAATCCTGATAACCGGCTTCCTTGTTGGCCAGATTTGAATACTGATCGGCATAATACCGCCTAGCATACTCCTCAAAGCTCATCGGGGTCGATGCCTTGGCACGAAGATCCTCAAGTATCTTGAACGCCCGTGGGTCTTGGAAGGCCGCCTGTGGGTTTCCACCGGGCGCCATGTCCTCCAGGGTCTGGATGGCGTGCTGCATCTCGTGGAGCATGCTTGAGCGCGGATTTCGGATCAGGCCCGACTGGGTGACCTCCATCTCCATGCCGCCCTTGCCGCCCATCAGGGATGCGAGTTCACCGGAGCCACGGCCGCCCTGCAAGACATTTATGTCCGCAAGCTCGGGGTATGCCCGGTACAACTCGGGATGCTCAAGCACGAACTTGGCGCTCTGACCACGGACAGCGGAATTGCGGCCAAGCTCGTCGGCCTCTTCCTTCAGACGCTTGACTTGCTCGCGGGCGGGCCTCTTGGCCTCCGTCAGGGCCTTGGGGAACATATCCTTCTGTCCGGGGATGCCGGCGATCCTCTGCTGAAGATTCAGGGCCTCCTGCTTCTTCTGTGTGCCCAAATCCTTGAGATCCACCGGGCTGCGGTGAATCGCGCCCACATCGCTGATCTCCTGGCGCTGGATGCCGTCAGCGCCGCGAAAGGTTCCGGTCTGGCGCCAGATATCCACAGGGTCTCGGCCCTCCTGCTCCATGCGGGCAGCGGCATCTGCCTTGGCCTTGTCCCAGGTCTTGGCCTTTGGGCCGATGAACATCCGTGGGATGCCCTCGGTCGAAGCCATCGCAAAGTCCTGGCCGGCACGCCTGACCGCCCTGGGCACAGCCATCACGGCCCTGGCACCAGACAGCGGCCCGGTGTATGCGCCACCGGCCAACTGGCCTGCCCCGGTGAACATCTGCCCAACGGGCGTCTGGCTCGCCCCACGGAAGGGCAGGCGCTTCTCAATGTCCTCGGATGTCGGCAGGATGGTCTTGGACTCCTTGCCGGTGATCAGTTCGTAGGGCAGGCGGGCAAGGGACTCGATGTCCCCAGGCATGCCCAGGGTGCCGGACACCAGACCACGGGCGACAGCCACCGGGATGTTGGCCGAGGCCTCGCGGTTCTGCTGCGACTCCGGCCTGCGGCCAGCACGGCGGTAGCCGATGTAGGGCTTGTCCTCGACCTTGCCGCCGTCTGCCTTGTGGACTTCACCGCCCTTGGCCTTGCTCAACTTGACGCCCTGGACGTCCGAGCCCTTGGGGGCGACGAACAGCTTCTCGTACACATCGTGCGGCTCACTGCGGCCAACGCGAACTCGACCGACAACGTCGCCGACGCCGAACAGGTCACCACGGCTCCTTGGCCGAAGCGTGGGGTTTGCACCCGTGCCGGTGTTCCACAACTCTGCGGGGCTTGCGTACTCTGTGGCCAAGCCGTACTTGTGGCCAACATCGCCCTTCTCGATGGTTGCCAGGAAGTTCAGGTCGTTGAGCAGCGGGTCGCCGCCCTCCGGCTTGAACAACCCCCTGCGAACCAAGTTGCTTCTGGTAAACGAGCCAGTCTTCGGATCAATGCGCTCGATGCCCGACTCGCCCTTGGCAGACATCATTGGCCGGTTGGTCTTGGGGTCAATGACCACACCAAGCTCGTTCATGATGCGGGAGTCAAGCACCTCGCCAGTGCGCGGGTCAACGAACGCACCCGACGGGAAGTCCTCGCGCCGAAGACCAGTGCGCTCGAGCACGCGCTCGACCATCTTCTGCTGGTGCGGGAACTTGTCAGGCTGCAAGAACCAGCGGTTCGGCATGGGGATGATAGGCGAACGCCCCTCTTCGCCCATCTTGGACACCATGCTGCCCACCTCACCCAGGGAAGTCTTGGCGGCGTCATCGGCCTTTTGCGCCCCTTTGAGGGCCTTGGCCAGCTTGGCAATGCCGCCACCAGCGTACTGGCGCTCCTTGGCCATCGCCGTCAGTTTCGCAATCGCCCCGGTTTTAGCCATGCTCGGACCCCTTCACAGTGCCGACATCATAAACGCCGGGGCTTGTCAAGTCCACCCTCGACTCAAGCCAGTGATCAACCGCAGCGTGCGCCCACTTCGCTATCGTCTCCGACCTCATGCCCGGATCAACCAGCAACTCAAGCCGGTTCTCGCACTGGCTCACCCTGGCGAACTTCACGCCCTTGGTCGCAGACACGTTGATCATTGGACATCCCTCCTGTGCTTGCAGCCCTGGCACCGCTCATCGGCCTGACCCAGATCGGTTAGTGTGTACTGACAATCCTCAGCCATCTTGAACGGGACGATGGTCAGCTTCGGTATGCGCTGCACCCCATCGACCCACCAGCCGTCCTGGGCGAAGTGGCTCCTCTTGAATGCCGGGCGGTTGTGGCAGCCGTAGGTCATGTCGCGTAAGGGTTAACCCTGCGCTGCCTGCCGGTGTCGGCGTAGTCGTCCTCATCCCAGTCATCGCGGGGCGGGGGGTCGATTTCGATCCAGCCGGCGTCCCGAAGATACCGCAAGGCTTGGGTGCAGGCGTCCACGAAGTCGTCGTGGGTAGTCTCAGGGAAGCTACAGATCTGGCTGACGAACCCCTCGGCCCAGTCCTTGACGTAGCCCTTCCTGGCGTCCGACTCCGGTATCCAGACCCGGCCACGGGCGATGATGTTTGAGACGATGTTCAGGCGCTGCATCTTGTCGGCGTTGCCTGGGTTGTAGGCGCGGACGGGCAAGTGCGCCCGCTGCAAGTCTTGGATCAAGCTGATGCCGGCGCTCTTGTCCTCAATCAGAAGCAAATCCACCCGCTTGCGATCCTTGCCCTCGCCGAAGATCGTCTCGTACTCCTCAATCACCTTGGGTCGCAGATCCGGGTACTGCATGCGCTCCTGCCAGCAGTCGATCACCATCACCGACATCGGGCCGTCCAGGGGCTTGAACATGCCGAACGTGATGCATGCGGTCGGGTCGTTCTTAACCTTCTCGGACGTGGCCACATCGTAGCTCTGGAGGATGTACTCGAACCTGGGGAACTCACGCCCGGCAGGCCAGAGCCTGAACATGCCCCGGTTGACGATGCCGCCTTCCTCCGGGTCGATGATCTCGGCGTAGATCTCCTGCCGGCCCAGGGTCGTGCCCTCATACTGAAGGATCTGCTTCCTGAAGTTGTCCGACAGGTTGGCCAGATTGGCGTAGGTCGAGGCGGTCGTCAGGACAACGTCATCGCCCTCCCGGCCAACCAGCTCGACGATCAAGTCCTTGGGCTTCGGGGTCGTGGTGCAGATGATCTTGGTGCGGGTGCCCAGGCGGACGCCGAACTGGATCTGATCCCAGGCCTCCTGAAGATAGTCCCAGGCGGCCAATTCGTCGCACCACGCCCCGTGGAACTGCGGCCCCCGAAACCGCTCAGGCTCGCTAGCCGGGATGCCCTTGATCAGGCTGCCGTTGATCAGCTTGAGTTCGTGGAGGGCCTTGTTGTAGTCGGCGATCAGTGCCGACGGGATCACTGTCAGCAGGCCAGAGTCGCCTTCAAAGCATGTGGAGCGGACATCGCTCGAGGTCGGAGCCGCCACCAGCCAGCGGGTGCCTGGGTTCTCCCAAGCCCACCAGCCGATCTGTTCTGCCGCTGTTCGGGTTTTCCCTGCCCCACGGCCGGCGAGCATCAGCCAGATCGACCACCAATCCCCAGGGGGCAGCACCTGATGTTTGTGCTGCGACTGAAACCATGACATGCGCCATGCCCAGGCAAGCCTGACCTCGGGCTTGACCGCCTTGAGACTCGCCTGCACCTCTGGGTCGGCGAGGATCTCGGCCACATCAGTCATCAGCCTGCTTCTTGAGTTCGATGTTCTTCAGCACCGCCGAGAGCAGGTTCTCTGCCTGCACCTCCGCCTCGATCTTGACCGGATTGTCTGCATCCCCGGCCAGGGCCACCCGCTCCCCGTACTTCTTGGGCTTGAGCTTCATGGCCGTCCACTTCCTGGCTTCGATCCGGTTCTTCTGCCACTGGAGGAAAGCCCCGTCCAGCTTGTGCTCGATCAGCATCCCGGTCTTCTTGTCCACCACCGGGATGATCTCGGGCTGCTCGTCGGCGATGGCGATGATCTCGTCGGCCAGAGTGTCAGCCTGCTCTTCGCGTGCGCGAGTGTACTGGTCGGCGAACTCGGGATGACGCAACAGCCAATCGTAAACCGTCGATCTGTCTGGCATCCCTGGCGTCTTGATGATTTCCCTCAGACTCTCCCCTTCCGCTATCCGTGCACAGATGACGTTGGCGTAGTGTTGGCTGAAGGTGGTA